CTTGTGCTCTAGCGGCTTCTTCATCATCGGGGTCTCCACGAGTAGGATCATCATCAAGTGCTGTATCTAAGTTATCAATATCATCGGGGTCATCTTCAAAATCTCTACCAGGAGCACCCGTAAGAGATGAACCTTTCTCAGAGTCGTCTTCTGGAGTATCATCAAGTTCACGAGAACCTGGTACTACTCCCATATCGTAATCATCTTCGTCATCGTCAAAATCTCTTTCGAAATCTCCACCACCTAATTTACCTACTGGTTCTTTCTCTGGTTTCTCTTCTTTATCTGGGGTAAATTTACCTTTTTCATCATCTTTACCTTTTACATATTTTCCATCATCTGTTTTTTTGAAAGTGGGTGCAGTTTTATCATCTTCTTTACCCTTTTCTTTATATTTTCCCCAACCAACGGATACATACTTATCATCATCATTTGTTGGGTCAGCTTCAGAAACTACAGCGTGACCGTCTCCACAATCTTCGTCATCGTAAGATTCACCCATATAATCTTCTAACGTGGGTAAGGATTCACCAAANTTTCTATTAGTCCAAGTGGACTCTTTTAATAGTGGTTTCATTTTAATCATTATCATACTCCAAAGAATAATCTTCATTTCCAAATTTATCCCAAGATGCAACTGCACCATTGAAATCTTCATATTTTTCGCCTGTATTAACCACTCTCTTTATCACTTGTAATCTTTGTATATTTTTATCCCTATCACCTTTATATGGATCGTCTGCGGTTGGATAACTTAACTGTCTATATCCACCCTTCTCGAACCAAGGTTCAGGTTTATTCATATTTACACCTAATACGCGGTCTTTACCTGCTAATGTCCATCCAGTATCGGGTTCTCCACCATCTGCTTTATATGATACAACATTAGTTGAAACTTCTTTCAAAATGTCCATCAATTTAATCACTCTCGTTATCACCCTGCCAATTTTTATCTATATAATTAAAGAATTTTGATTTTGCCTCATCACCCAATTCATCAGGAGAACCAACACCAAACTTCTTTAACGCGGCTTGAAAAAATTTCTCATATTCTTCTTTACCACCAGATTCTTCATTGACTTCATAGTATCTACCTACAATATGTCCCATATCTTCATATAGTGCACTCATTCTTTCTTGTAATCCTTGTGCTTCATTTGCAATTTTACTAAATTGACCTGAGAGAGAACCTAAATCTTTCATATTACGATTGATTGTAATTTTATCAAACCATTCTTCGGTTTCTCTTAAGGTATGAGTTCTTGCAGTCTTTGCAATATTAGCTAACTTTTCAGCAACTGATCTTATATCATTTTCACGATAAATATGTTTACCCAAAGAACCAAAATTTCTAACATCTTCTAAAAACTGAGATTCGTCAATTTCTTGTTCTTCGTGGCCATCCTCGTGGTCTTCTGGTATTAAAGACGACAATCTAATATCAGAGTTCACATCTTCAGTAGAAATTTTAGTCTTAAACATATCAAGATTTGAAAAGGCTGGTTTATTAACTACCCCACCCACCATAAAATTTTCTACTATTTGTTTTAATTTAATTTTCTTTGACATTATATGTCTCCTATTATCTCAATTTGAGTATCTTCTAAATTTATCTCTTACTTTATGCCACAATTGCTTTATAAAATCTTCTTCACCAAAATGGGTTCTTCTAATATCCCCTTGATTAAGTCCTCTTACTAAATCCAATGCCTCATACTTATGACTTTTTACTCCATTCATCATAGTCTTAATTACTTTCTGTGATGCCTTTCCTAAAATCTGTGACATTACATTTAAATCTTTATCAACGAATTGTTGTGCTTCAGGTGAACTAAATGGCTTACCATATTCGGCTTCATCTAATTCAATTAAATGTTGTTTAAATTTTCTATGACTAAATTCTTCGTTAGTTGATTTTTTAGATTCATCTACTTCAATTCCATCTTTTTCAAGTAAAAATCTTTTAAATTCTCTATGACTAAAGTCACCCATTATTCACCCCTAATAATCTTATTAATCATATCTTCTGCTTTACAATATGTTCCACAAGTTCTTCCTTGTGCTTTAGTTGTTCTATCTACACCCTCAGACATTGGATACATAAAAGCACCTTGTGTAGAAGGATTAGATACGAAATCAAATGCTATCAATTCAAAATCTGGTTGTACTTGTTGTAAATCTTCTCCATCTGCTTCACTAACTGTTTCTACTGAACCCATCCCACGAGACGAAATTCCGAGTTTAATTCCTGCTTTAAATAATTCTTTTAATATATTACCACTTGGTGTACCCAATACTTCAACCGTACCAAGTAAATCATCCCCCAACCAATGCATCTCTTTAATATTATGTGAAACATTCTGTAGGTTCACCACAGATGAATCTGGGTGGTCTAATTCCCCCATAGCCCGACGTTCTTTAATATAGGTGGTTGTATACTTCTTAGCCTCTCTTACTAAAACTTCACGCGGATAAACTCTACCATTTTGGTTTTTAGCCTCTGCTCGTTGAAGTACACCTTTAACAATTAATTTACCATCATTTTCTTTTAATGATTCATTTATCTGTTCCGATTTTACTTCAAATGGTAGATAATCTACTAATAGTTCCTTGTTCATAATTATTTTATCCTCTTAGTGAGTGCCATAAATTCTCTCATAAATTTAGTTATATTCTGTTGATATGACCTTATTATTTTATTAGCCGTGGGTTTTTCACCACCACTACTTAAATCTTGTGCTAACTCATACATCGTATGACGTAAACGACTTTCTGCCTTACGTAAAGTCTTTATCTGTTTTTGTAATTTTTTATCACTAACAGGTGCCTCTATTAAAAGTTCAGAAGCCTCAAGAAAATCTTTTAATCCTACAGACATTAGTATAATTTACCAACTTTATTAGCTAATTTAACTAATCTCTCACTAATTTTACCTAATGCCTTATGAGTAGTTTTCCAATAATCTCTTGAATCTATGTTCAATTCATTTTTCAGTCTAACATTATATTGAACAGTTCTTTCTAATTCTTGTAAGGAATCACGAGTTTCTCTCATTGCTAAACCAATTTTTTGTTTAGGTGTTAAAGTCTCATCATTTCTATATTGATGATATCTGCCTTCTTTAACAACTTCATATCCAGTTGAATTGGTTGCCACTTCTTCTTCCTTATCCTTATCTTTCTTTTTCTTCGAACTAAATGCAAACGGTGTATTATATCCTGCAATATCACCAGTTTGTGTAATTTCATTAGTGCTTAATAATTCTCTAACAAATGCCCTAATATATTGTCTTAACTTATTTTCTGTCAAGGACATCTTCTAACTCCGTTATCAAATCATAATATCTTAATAAAGTTGTTAATTTCTTCTCAGTATTTTTATTTTCACTAATAGTATCTACAAAGTTAATCGCCTCTGTTAACTTAATTTTAGTAATATCATCATCTATAGCAGGTACAAGTTTTTTCAGATAACTTTTTATTTTACCCACCTCTACTTGTACAAATTCTCTTAATGAAGTAGCATTAGAAACATTATTAATATATTTTCTCAATACTTCTTTTTGTTCTGTAGATAATTTAGAATACTTTTTATTAAACTTTTCTACCATTAACTCATAAGCAAGTAATCTAACATCCTTTTCTTCAGTAGTTACTGGAGATTCACTAACCTTTTTATTAGGATTAGAGGAAATTAAATTTTCAACAATAGTATATCTTGAATCTACTTCTTCTTTTGGACTATAACTTTCGTTTGAAGTCTCAATAGAAAATAGTTTCCAAATGGAAGCCAATTGTTTAAAATTAGGGATTTTTGAAGTAAATAATGTTTTTACATCATAATCTTCTTTAATTTCTTTTATTAAATTAAATTTTTCCCTTCTAAGAGAGGCATTTGTAATTTGTGCCCGTTCTTTTAAGACGGCATCTACCAATCTGTTTGCACGTTCTTCAGAATTATATCGTTCTTTTGTTAAAATTTCATATAATTCTAACTCTTTACCTAATGCAGTATTTTTATTAAAATACTTTTTGACTAAATTTACAGATTTTGATTCTTTATTGCTCAGTATATCTGATGTTATTTGTCGAGTCAAAACTTCAAATAACACACCAGTATTTTTAATTTTACTGTGCTTCAACTTTTTAGACATATATCACTCCAATGATAATTATATTCACTCTATTATAAATATTAAACTTCTAAAATTTATATATATTACGATTTAGAATTTATTTCCTTATCATATTCCTCTTTTACTTCCTCAGACTCAGTTAATATCTTTGTATGAGGTTTAATTAATGTTCCCTTTAGTTTATCAACGTGGGCTAAAGCTAATGACTTACCATATTTAGGTGCTCCACTCCCACCTTTTCTTTTATCGTGTTTTCCTAATGGATCTCTTCCTCTTGCACTACCATCTTTTCCATAGTGAGGGCCTTCTTTAGGTCTACCTGCTCCCGGCTGTCCACCTTCTGGAGCTCCACCCTCATCTTCTAACTCATGACCAGTTCTTCCCATAGCTAAATCACTCGGTGTTCCTTGTGATTCACCAGATTTTGCTGGATCATTTCCTTCCGTTTCTATTTGTCCTCTTCTAAATTTTTGCTTAAAATCGAAAACAATACCTTCATCTTCTTTTTTAATTTCTTCTTCGGTGAATCCAAATATGTTTCTATAAATCCAATCTGTAGAAACTATACCATCTTGTAACATTGAAGATGCAAGTGAAGTTTTACTCGTCCACAACTCAATTTTTTCTTGTTCATATATTGTAGATGGATTTGTTAAACCTAAATCAAAATTAACTAAATCTGCGTCTGTATATCCTTGTACGTATAAATGTACAATAGCAATCTTTGTTAATTCACTAACAATAATTCTTTGTATTCTTTCAATCGTTCTTGCAAATCTAACATCTTCTGCTGCTAAAGTTGCCTTTGAACCAACTTGTTCTTCGTATCCAAGAAACGCCTTTGGAATCTTTAATGCTGCCATCAACTTATTTCTTAGATACTCAATATCTTCAACTGCTTCATAAGTTAATCCAGGTAATGAATCTATTTGTGTTCCACTATCTCCACCACGAACAGGTACAAAGAAATCTTCTGTTATGTTTTGCATATTATATCGTAAATTATAATCACCAGATTCTTTTTCTACTACGGGTGCCTTTTTCATTTTATTGATAATTTGTTGCATATAATTATCAACTTCGTTTGGTGGAATATTACCTATATCAAT